TGTTGCTTCTGATAGTCGTAACGCAAACCTTCATGGGTGGTATGCCCATAGTGCGCTTTATCCTCAGAAGTCTTGCGTCCAGTACCACTGTAGTGACCTTCTGGGCCTTCTTCACGTTCTTCAGGGGTTAGATCCTTCTCAGAACGTCCTGTAGACCAGTACTTGGCATGGGTTATTGCCTTCTCCATGCTCTTAGCCATAGGTGAACCACGCTTTACGTCAGTCACCATGTACGAACCCTTAGGCGGCGTCTTGTGACCTTGTTCGTTTTTGAAGTCGCCTTGGTTATCAGCCGCCATCACAGTGTTACGAACACGCGCTTTATCGCGAGCAACGTTCTCACTAATCTCTTGACCCTTTTTAACTTTGGGGCCAACGTTGGAGTGTGTCACATGGTAGCCATTCTCTGGGTCATGCAACTCATTGGTTTTGCCGTATGAGTTGGCAATGATTGGTGGCTTGTCATCCATCTTGCGCTGTTCATTCAAATGGCGAATGACATGGCGTGAAGACACATCAGTCTCGTCCACAACGTTAGGACGGTACAGCATGCGCTTGTTTTGCTTGTCTGCACGGTTAGCGGCATTACGCATTGAACCAGTGTGAGCAATGATCCAGTCCTTAGTCATAGCTGGATCATGTTTGGCAATTGCATGACCAGCACGACGACTCACAGCGGCGGCGTACTGCGACTCTGCATTAGGTGCAAAGCATGTGCCTTGTTTAGTGTCCACAATGCCTTCAGCGCTCTTACCGCCACCACAGCCTTCGGTTTGACCGGGGCACGTATTGATCACCTTGTAGTCCATGTCTTTGCCGTGACCTTTTGGAAACAGCGCATGACCAGCAATACCTTTGGACGCATAGCCAACGTGTGATCGACCTTCTTCGTCGTGCTCATGCTCTACAGTATCTAGCTTCTCAGACTCGTCCAACGTGTCTTTGTTGTGCTTGATGAATTTAGCGGCACGGATTTTATTTAAAGCTTCGTCCTCTGCTTTTTTCTGCTCATCAAGTGGCTTTGCAAAGTGCTCTTCCAATGTTTGCTTGTGGATTTTTCCTACCTGACCAAGGTTTAAAGGTTCACGGTGCTCTTCACCATAGACCTTTGCTCTGGCATCCATCATGTTCTTCAGACCTTCAGCGCCTGCTTTGGGGTTACCTTCAATCAAATGCTTAGGCACCACGATGCCCTTGACGCCACCAGCGCCGGGAGCCTCAACCGTAACGCGCTTCTCCGTAGATGGATCTTTCTTTGCCGCTAACTCAGTCTTCATCTCTTCCACTGACTTAGCGCTACCACCCTTCGCCAAACCCTGTGGCTTCATCGCCGCCATAGCTTGACCTTGTGGTGTCATTTGAAGGATGTTGCTTCCCATCTGATTGGGATTGGAGTTGGGTGTAGGTGGCATCCCAGTGCCGTCCATCGTGTCAATCTTGTCACCACGCGGAACCTGATCCATGCCGGGCTGTGTTCCAGCAGGTGCAGGCGGTGCATTGGGCATCAACTGCTGACCTTGTTGCTGTTGACTCATGTCAACCCCACCTACTGGCATCTGACCATTGTTAGAGCGTCCTATGGTGGGTACATAAGATTTAACGCCCATGCTGGGGGCTTCATTAGCACCAATGGATTGAAGTTGGTTCAACCCCTTATTCATACTCATTAACTGAGCTTTGATCTGTTCGATAGGTAACACAGCGCCTCCTTCGGCTTTGCGAATAATTTGTTGCTTGCCATCTTTGCCGTTGATGTAGTAGCCATTGTGACCAGCTTGCTTGATGGCGCTTTGAATGCGCGGGTCTTCAATGAACTTGTAACTGCCCTGCGACAACGCGCCAGCCAAGTGTTTATTTGCATCAGGGATCTTGTTGAAGTCTCTGTGCTTTGCGGCAATCCCAGCTACGTTCTGTACGTGCGATGGATTCTCATAATCAAATGTGTTTTTCACGTCGCCGCCTTTTGATTTGTAATTCACATATTCTTCAGCTTTAAATTCTTCAGGGGCAATTAAGCTATTGACCATACCACCACCAGCAAAGCCAAACGTCTTCTTTGCAAACGGTTCAGTGCGCGGTAGGTCAGCCATCCCAGACTTCTTGTTGATGCGATCCACCTCAGCGTCTGACAGCACCTTGTTGACCTTCATAGATCCACCGATCAACCAGTTACCCGTCATGTTGGGGTTGGTCTTGTATCGATAGTGTCCGCCCTTAGGGATCTGGTCTGTGATGTGCGCCTTTACTGGGATAACCTTGCCCTGAGCATTAGTGCCACGCTTGGTAGCCTCAGACTGCCAGTCCACGTCATTAGGCATCTCCACCTCTGCCCATGCATGGTTAGCAGGGCGACGGTCAGGTGCCGTAACTGATGGGTCAGACTTCTCGCCAATGTGGGTAGCCATAGGTAGGTCACCAGCATGCCAGCCGGGTCGGTAGGCGAGGTCGCCGATCTTTGACTTGACCTTACCGTTTTTCATGTCGCCTTCTTTGGCGTCCACCCACTTGTTCATTTCAACTGGGGTGTTGGCGTCCACGAAGAGTGGGAACAGTTTGCCGGGGTGATCTTTGTGAACACGAAACAGTTTATACGCCTTGACGGTGCTCTTGGGTTCTTTCACTGATCCACCCTTTGCCATCTTTTTTGGACGTTGATCCATCCATTGTGTAAATGGGATCATCTTGTCCATAGGAACCTTTGACATTTCTTTGTCGTACTGCTGACTCAACTGAGCACGGAACGCCGCTTCTTGGCGCAATTGCTCAAGCTTCTTCTTGGAGTTGTCTGGGATCATGGAATGTCCTTCATGAGTGCCACGTATTATGCCTTCACCATCATGGCACGTCCACAACTTATGCGTTGTAAGTTTAGTGTCAGGTGGAGTAAGTTCCACTTTGGCGAGTGGAGTAAGTTCCACTTAGACGGCATATGGATTCACCTTAGCGCTTGCTCGTGCGTTGTACTCGTCGGCATCATAGATGTCGTCCTCGTCGTAGTCGTCGCGTGGTGGGGCGTCTATGCTGATCCAACCAGCGTCGCGAAGGTACCTCAATCCCTGACTGATGCAGTCAACGAACTCGTCATGCACCGTACCCTCAGGGAAGCTACAGATCTGGCTCACCATGCCTTCTGCCCAGTCCCTCACGAATCCCTTACGCTGTCCGCTCTCAGGCACCCACACACGCCCTGCGCGGATAATGTTGGACACAATGCTTAGGCGTTGGGTCTTATCGGCGCGACCGGGGTTGTATCCAATCACAGGCAGGTGCGCCCGTTGCAAGTCTTGGATCAGGGATATGCCAGCGGCTTTGTCCTCCACCAGCAGTAGGTCAACACGCTTCTTCTCTTTGCCCTCACCGTACACCGACTCGAACTCGTCAATGATTTTGGGGCGCAGGTCAGGGTATGTCAGCTTCTCTTGCCAGCAGTCAATCACCATCACGCACATGCCACCGTCCATTGGCTTGAATGCGCCCAGTGTGATGCACCCAGTGGGATCGTTGGCGGCTCCGTCCTTATAGCCACAGTCGTAGCTCTGAATGATGAACTCAAACTTGGGGAAGGGCTTGTTGTTGGGCCATAGCTTGAACCAATCCCTTTGGACGATGCCGCCCTCTTCAGGGTCAATGATCTCAGCGTGGATCTCTTGCCGACCTAAGTTTGTACCTTCGTATTGCAAGATCTGCTTTTGGAACGACGGCGCAAGGTTCTTCATGTTGCTGTACGTGCTGGCGCGTGTGATCACTACATCATCACCCTCGCGCTCGATCAACTCCATGATGACCTCTTTGGGCTTTGGAGTCGTAGAGCATATGAGCTTAGTGCGTTGTCCCAGTCGTATGCCGAACTGAATCATGTCCCACGACTCGCGGAGGTACTCCCATGCCGCTAGCTCGTCTAGCCACCCACCGTGGAACTGCGGCCCCCTGAAGCGCTCTGGTTCCGAAGCAGGTATGCCCTTGATGAAGCTCCCATTGATTAAGTGGATCTCATGCAGGCTGGAGTTGTACTTGGCTATCAGTGCCGGCGGGATCACGGACATCAGTCCTGAGTCACCCTCAAAGCATGTACCCTTTAAGTCGCCACTGGTAGGGGCTGAGACAAGCCATCGTGTGTTGGGTTGCTCCCATGCCCACCCTGCCAAAGTTTCAGCGGACGCCCTAGTTTTACCGGCCCCACGACCAGCGAGCATGAGCCATACATTCCACCAATCACCCACTGGCTCAATCTGATGCTTGTGCGCCTGTACAGCATTCCACTTCAACTGCCAATTGACGACGACCTGCTCTATCGGATGTAGTTCAGCGTATTCCTTCTTAATACTGGGATCAGCCAGTACTGCATCCAATGCGCTCATTCGGCTAGGCGTTGCATCTTGATTGACTTGAGCAACTCACCGAACACACTCACGTTGTGCTCAATCACCAATGGCTTGTTGTCGTCACCCACATGCTCTTGACGCGCCAACTTCGGTATGTGGTACTCCACCACCGACTGGAACATGTCGAATGCCTTAGCAGGGTTTGGTGGCACCACGTACTCATGACCAATAGGGTTACCCTGCTCATCTAGCACCTCAACCTTCACACCCTCGGCAACTTTGTCGAGCCATCCAGTGAGCCTGTGAGCGTTTCCATCAACAAATGAGGCTATGGCCTGTCTTGCTTCCGTTGACGCCTTGTTGGGCGTTCCAGCTACCCTGCCGCCTGTTTTCTTGCCTTCCATGTCATGCTCCTCTAAAGTCGTCTACAGTAGACTGTACGTTAGTATTCGCTAACATTCTTGATGTGATTTGCATATATGTCCTTTCACGCAATTGTTTCAGCGCATTCATATGGACGTGAGTTTAACCTGAAGTTTTCTTTTGTGTGAAGTCCTTACCTGCTTTGTATCCTTTGTTGTATTCCAGTTGGAGTCTGTATTGGAATACTGTGCTGATACAGTCCATGAACACAATTGCGCTCTCGTCGGCGTTTCCCTCGAATGCTAGGTGTGCGCCGTTGAAGTCCAGCACTCCCACCTCGTCGCCGTCTTGGTTGTAGAACGACATCTTGCTGTTGTGCTTTGGGAACTTGAAGCCAGTCTCTTTGCCTTGTGCGCTCATGATGTCCTCACTCTGGTGAACTGTTCAAGATGCGGTGCTCCGCCCATCGCTTGTAGCTCTTGAGTTCTTTGTTCTCAGCTTCTAGGCGGTCTACCTTGCTCTGCATGCTCTTGAGGCGGCTCATGGCTTGGTCGATCCAGTCCTTCACCTCCATTGGCAT